GTGTGCGTCCAATTGAGGCCCGCCCCGCAGCCAAGAACACAGGCGATTGAATAACCTTTGCCGCCCGTGATGGCAGTGCAATTGATCGCACAGACTGAGAAGCCGCCCGGCTCGCATCGTCCAGCACCGTTTGGCCGGATGCCGCCAAAGCGGTATCGATTGGTATTGGCTGACCGTCTGATACATCGTATGCACCATCACGCACCGTTGCTGTAATTCGCGCAACACCAACCGCGCTGAACGGGCCATAAGTAGCCGAGCCATGAATTGAACCGATGGTTGCGCCATCGGTCAGGCCAAGACCTGAAACGCATTCAACCGTGACCGTTCCAGTCGTGTTGACTGCAATGGTCTGACCAACAGAAAGGTTGACCGTAATCGGTGCGCCTAGATAGACGATATTCATGGTGTTTGATCCTGCTCAGGCGTAAAAAAACCCGCTTGTGCGGGTTGTTCTGGCTGTGGTTCTTCAGTTGGTGGGGGGCCGTACTCTTGCGCCTCAATCGGCATTTCTGGCACGAACTCTGGTGGCTCTGACTGCTCGTAATCTGGGGGCGCAATGTCAGGCGTTTGCATGGCCTGGATGCCTACAGTTTGCGCAACAGCAATCAGCTCATTTGCCTCCAAATATGGGATGACGACCTTCAAGCGCTCTGTTTCTGCCTTGAACTGGTCAACCTGCTGGCTCTTGCGCAATTCTTCGATGTGATCCGCTCCAGCCTCTAGCGCTTGGCTCATTTGCTCGATCTGGTCTTGCATCTGCTTCATTTGCATCTGCACTTGAGGAGGCAAAGAGTCGGCCTTGTCATCCTCAATGATCGGAGACTCGCGGCCAATTTCCATCACATCCCATGTCTGCTGAAGCAACTCGCGTGCGTCAATCAATGGCGCTGTTGCAGGGTTCGACAAAGCAAACTCAGAGAAGGCGCGAATCTTGTTCGTCAGCACTTCTTTTTGCATGAAGGATGAAACGCCGGTTGCCTTCCACTCCATGAATGAAGTCTTGCCAAACTGCTTGATTTGCTGCCAGATTTGCGCAATCTTGTCACCGTGGATCTTTTGGACTGTCTCAACTTCCAGATACTTCAAGTCCCATTCAATCGTTCGCTCAACGATCTCTTCAATCCACAATTCATCAATGTTCTGAATGACCTCTTTGATCGGCAAGCTAGATGCCGACATGATCATGCTGATCCCTGTTGCCGTCTTGTTCAGATGGCTTGCGTCATCGCCTTGGGTGTATTTGGTGATCCCTGTGTCATCGTCTGAGAATTGCTCCGAGACACGAATCACATCAAGCCAACCGCCAGTAACGTCAGGCTCTGGGTTGTACATGATGGCCGTCTTGCGCTCTTCAGGCGACAGACCGGGCTTCATTTGGTAGACCTTGCCGGGGAACTTCTTAAAGTCCTCAGTTGCAAGAAATTTGGAGCGGTCTACTGTCGATGTGCCAAGCAGGGCCATGCCCTTGCCTTCCATGAACAGGCGAAAGGCGGCATTCGTGACCTTTTGGTGCGGCGCATTGTTCTCAGCAACACCGACGCCCCACATTTCATGCTCGATGGCCTCATACAAGCAGCGCATTGCAGCGCTCTTTCCGCTGTATGGGCTCTCGTCAGCCTTGACGACGACGCCGCCTGCCATGATCACGATGGCGTCAACTAGATCGCCTTCGCCTACCTCATCGGATGCGGTTTCTGTTTCGTTTTCTTGGCTGGATTCCTTGAGCATTGACGCCGGAACCTTGCCAAAGAATCGGGCAACCTTGATGCGCTCGTTTGTATGCCAGAACTCGACATTGCCACGCAACTTACCAGCCGTGTCCGATCCTGGCTCTTGACCACGATCACCCGGGCCGGTCAGCGCCTGGTCAACGTTCTTGTAAGCCTTGTCGTTCTTCCACGCTGCAACAGTGTGCGGGGACTCCATGGTCACCCAAAACACACCCAAACCAGATTCAACGTCGCGCGCCTCTGGGTCTGGGTACACATCCAGCGTGTTAGCCAAATCGAAGTAAGGCGAGTCAAACTCGTACTTTTGCTCGACCAACTGCGTGAAGCCAGCCGAGTTGTCAGCGCTTGTCTCGTACAGGCACTCTTTGCGCACGAATGGGCCAAAAATGAACCCTGTTCCGTATGTTGCAAGCGTGTTGACGCCAGTTTTGAGCAAGGACTTCAAGCCCATGCGGTCAAACTGCTCTGTCAGGATCTCTTCTACTGCATCAGAGTACTCAGCCAACTCTTCATTGGTTGGCTCGGTATCGAAAGGCAGCAGGCCATTGCCAAACAAGGCATCGTTGATTTTTGCGCGGGCTGATCTGACCTTGTTGCGAGTCGATCCAATGAACAAGCCGCCCGCCTTCTTCGCTTTTGCTGCACCAGTGCCCTTGGTATCGTCATCGCGTGGGATACGCATGACGTCCTGATAGCACTCAAGCATTTTCAACTCTTGAGGCGAACGCGCCTTTTCCCATTCGACAAGACGGCCTTCTAGCAGGCTTGCCAATGCGGAGTAGTTATCAAGTGTTGTCATGCTTAGAAATAGAAGCCGTCTTCGTTTGGTGTGATCTGCTCGATTTGTGCAACTGATTCGGTATCACGCTTGGACACTGCGTAGCGCCGCATCATGTAGGCGTAACGAGTAGCGTCCAACAAGTCGTCCTTAACCTTGTTGATCTTTCCGTTTTCGTCTCGGTGGTACTGCAAGAACTCGTCAAACCAGTCACGCAGGCCAGCAAAAACCTTGAACTTTCCTTTGAGCATCAGGTCTCTGATTTCCATCAGTCCGACCTCAACACCGTTGCCACCATCGGGCCACGTTGCGTGCTCTGACAAAAGCGTGAACCCCGCTTCGTCGTAGTACTTCTTAACCTCTTTGGCCCCGCCCTTTTCCGTTTGCAAGCCGTCAGCGGGCCATGCAGTTGGAACGCCTTTGGCCCAACTCTTCACCGCGCCCCAAGCCTCAATCGGGCTAGTTTGCGACTTCTTCCATGCGTGCGTCAAATAGAACATGTCGTTTTCACGGTCCCATGCAAGTTGCACTTGGCTTTGAGGGTGATCCCAACCAAAGTCCATGCCATCAATGACGGCCCAATGCCTTGGTATCTCAAACGCCTCGCATGTAATCTTGTCTTCTGCGATGTCGTAGATCCGACCATGGCCTAGCATTGGTATGCCCTTTGTCCGCATGTCCCGCTGATGAGCCGGGAAGCTAGCAAGCAAGTCTTCTTTCACCTTTTCGTCAAGGTGGGGCGCGTCGTCCCAACCCTTTTGCATGCAAATCTGTGCGCGACTTGGTGTGTCCATGAACTGGATAACCAGATCCGTGCGTCCGTTCTCAGGGGTGAATGTCAAGATGCCTCGACCGCCCCGCCCTTTGTCCCCTGACGCAGTACGGACAAGCACTTGAGGGAAAATCGTTGCGTCTCGTGGCTCTTCGTCAATGTGATACCAGTCAACGCCATCACCCATCAGGGCGTGTTGGCCCTGGCTGTAGCTCCAAAACTGAAGCCGAGCCACGCCACCACTTGAATGACGGACCAAAACAGTCCGAAGCGCATTCGGCGTGCCGGTCATTGACTCATAGCCAACTATCCGATCAGCCGGGATCAGACCGCCCTCAAACGTGTCGCCGTTCTTGCGTCCGACAATCGGGGCCTGCAACAGATCGCGGGTCTTTTCGCCTGAGTACCCCAAGCACCAGATCAGCGGAGGATGGTCAAACCGATACCCTACCCATCCTTCCGGGTAGTCTCCTAGCGCGTGGATGGCATCCACATATGTGCCGGTCCATGTCTTGCCAATCCGGTTTGCAGCAATCAAGCAAACCTGCGTAAACGTCTTGGTGTACGCAATGAACTCAAGCTGCCACCGATACAACAGGCTGAACTGCGTTTTGTACCTGTTTGCCTTTGCCCTGCGCTCGCGCTCTTCCAATAGGGCCAGCAGTTCCAGCTTTTCAGCCCGACTCACAGACCAAGCGCCGCCTTTTTAGCTGCGATCTCTCTGTCTAGTTCTTCGTCGCTCTTGTTGACGTGGATACCGCCAGACAACTCGATTCCCTTGTTCTCTCGCCAATCAGCCGGGAACCTCGCGGCCATAGAGCGCGACCATGCAGACGCTTGGAATGTTCCCGCGCCTTGCGGCATAACGAGATTTAGGCGGGCCTGACCTTCCCACCACGCCTGGCTGCACTCCCGTGCATGTGTTAAGGCTTGCGAAAACTCTGGATTAGCTTCAGGCCAATCGCGCTCAAGGGTCGTCCTACCTACACCGATTTCCGCTGCCATCTCAACCACGGAATACCCCTTTCGGCCCATTTCAACCACTTGGTCACAGTAGGCGGGATCGTATGTTGTAGGTCTTGCCATGATTGCGAGTCCTTGCGGATAGTTCGCCTATAAGATCCCCGCCCGCCTCTTTCCCTGCTCGGGGAGCATGAGTAGGGCGATTCCCTATGCGTCGGGGTATGTGGGACTGTTTTCGTGCTCCCTACACGGCACCTAGGTGCGGGCTTTAGGCATTGCGCCTTGATCGCGCCGAAACGGTGGCTAATTGGTGACCCGGCAATGCTATCGCTAACGGCAGAAAGGCGAATTAACCGAAAGACGCCGGGTCATAAAGCAAAAAAGCCCCAAGGCTTTCACCTGAGGGCTTCTTGGCGGATTCGTTTGGGCACGGCTCCGCCACCGGGGATTAATTTGCCTGTTTTTTTAAACAGTGTCAAGCGTTTTCATAACAATCCTTCTGTTTGCATAAGCTTTGTCATCTGCTGGCGTGCTTGGTGGATGATTCTTGATCGCTCCACTGGATCGAACGGAAGGCGAGGCGATGACCAAACGGAAATTCCTGTTGATAGGTTTCGAGCATTGATGGAAATGGCGTTACGGTACGGATCGACCATCTTTTGCACCAGACAATCGACCGCACCGGCTAGTGATGCGTCTGCGTCTGAGTCCATTGCGCCGTTTTCGCTGTCGTACTGACGAGATGGCCGGTACTGCTCGCAGCCTGCCGCCGTTCCTGGGTAGGCCCGCCCGAATCGATAGCCGGATGAATAGCGATGCCAGATCACTAGGAGTGCATCAAGGCTTGCTTCGGTTGTTTGCGTTGCTTCGTCAATCATCCTTGTTCCTTCTCTAGCTCTTTGCACTTGGCTCTGTATGTGTCTCTGATGTGCATTAGGTGTTTCATGTTTTCTCTCCGTTGCGTTGGGTGGCGACCCGCTTGAGCGAGGCCTCACTGGAAACGCAGCCGTGCAGATGTTGGGGCAACATAACGAGGCAATCAACCCCGCTGCACGCGATGCGACCGCAGTTACGGGTCGCCTAAAATGTGCCGCACTAGGCGGCGTTGGTTAAGCGGCCAGCTTCAAGAACTCTTGAGCCTTGCCAGACTTGATGAATTCTTCGCCAGTGGTGCGGAACTGCATAAATGTGCGGGTGATCTGCGAGAACTCACCG